AAGCAGGAATCACCCTACAAGCAGGAACTTATACAGGCGCCACGACCAGTACAGGAACGGGGACAATAAGCTAAGCGGTTAGTAACTCAAAATTAAAAACTTAAAAAATGGATTGGATATTAGAAGGACTTAAAGAACACATCATATCATTCTTAGGAATGGTACTCTCAGGTTTGGCAGGTTGGTTTTTTGGCCGCCCAAAGCAACAAATGGAGTTACAGACCAATGAATTAGACAATGTGGATAAAGCGGTGAAGATATACCGAGAGATGATAGAAGACTTAGGGGCTAAGTATGCCAATGCAATCGAAGAACTCAAGAAAGCCAATGCCCGCATTAAGGACTTAGAGGCTTCCGTAGAGGAACTTTTAGCAGAACTTAAAAAATACAAGCAACTCAATGGTAAAACAAAATGATTGTCACAGTCCTACATAATCAGTCACTAT